AAAAAACTTGGACATTCATGTTGAATGGTTTAGGGTAAACGGTTTGTGTAATTACAAATTTGAAATCAATAATTATATCCAAAATTGCAACCAGGAATTTGTATCGAAGTTAGAGTTCTGTAGAGGTAAAGTTAATAATGATTATAGAAATAATGCTTTAAAAGTAAAAGAACCATATGGCATAAAGTTGGAAACAAACATTCCAAAAGAATTGATAGAGGATTTTCTAGGTAATAACCCACAAGGATTTATTTATGGTAAACCTAATATTTCAGAAGAAGAATTGGTTGGTCTTTTGAAGGATAAAGTAATAAGCGATAAGGATTTATTTGGTAAGTATGCAGATATGAGAAATAATACAGAAAATTATGTAAATGCTGCTGTATTTATTAAGGAAGAAAACGAAAAAATTACACCAAAATATAAACCTTCACATCATATTGTCTACCCTTACTTCGAAAAAATAGAAAAACTTGAACAATTACATGGTGAATCCTGTGAACAATACATGACATATAATTTTTTAAATTATATCATAGAAAAGATGGATCCAAATGAAGATAAAAATATTCATTTTCTGTTTTTTTTGAGAGATATAACAAAATCGTTAAGACAATGCCTAGATAAATCCAAGAACAAGGAAATCTATCGTAATATCTTCGAAAGAGGTTTCCTTTTCAGTGAGTCAAAAGATAAATTGTTGAAAAAAGAATATCATGATTTATGTGATGAAAGATATGATAAAATCAAGAAACAAAAAAAAGACGAAGGTAAAGTTAATTTTTCATTCTGGGATTTTTTGGCAGAAAAAGATTTAATTGATAATGAAGAAGTTAAATCTGAGCATTATATAAAACATAAAAAGTCAATTAAAATGAAAAACAATTTAATAGACCCCTACACAAAAAGTTTTATACAGAAATCTGGTATTAATTATTATCGGAATGGTAGACATTTGGTAAAGAAGGAAAGAATATTTACCACTACGCCATTCGTCAAAAGAAACCCAATTGACAGTATGATAAAAAAACTAAAGGAAGAGACTGATAGTTATCATTGTGATATGTTAACAGGAATCGTAAAATATTGCACAACACCTTCAGATAATATACCAGACCATGTTGATATAACTAAACTTAAAAATATCTTAATAAATGATTATAAAAAAGATCTTGAAAAGTGTAGAAGTAAAACATGGTTAAATTATTTATGGTTTTGTCATTTGGTTTCCTCCCAGCTTATGCACAATATACAACAAACAAGAGACCCTTATGAATTTAGTTTTTTTAATTGTGGGGTACCAAATTGGCTTACAATAGTAGGTGGTGGTTATAATAATCATAATGAGAATAATTCCAAGCCGTATTTTACTATGATAATAACAAGCCACCCAGATGATTACACGACAGTATATGGTGATTTAATGAAGATTAGACTAAAAGATGATAATTGGTTGGTTGTTACAAAGTGGTTTAGGTTACCAGTTTATAAATTCACACATATAAGGGACTCTTTTTATTCAGTTTTGTCAACCACAATGTGTGATTATAATGAAAATAGAGATGTTAAAGATGATTATATCAATGAGATGGCAGCAATAAAATCTTTAATTGCAACGACTACAAATCAGCAAGCATGTGAATTATTAATGGATATGAGATACGCCTACATGTCCGCATTTTCTTCCCATACAAACATCGGTAAATTATTAAAGACAAAATTTGCACCACCTTATCATGACCATTTATGTACATGGATAGTTGAAAGATGTATTAATAATCTATGTGAAATTACCAGAACTATAATAGATGGTAGTGGTGTGACCAATATAGTACCTGATTATGCTTCAAATAGGAGGATAACTGAAACAATTGGTGGTAAAGTTAATATACCATCTTTGTGGACAAAAATGAACTGTAATTCTATTGATATGATCATGGAGGAAGCATTTATTTATGTTTTAACACTCAAAGAACCGTCCTGCATATATCATGAAAAAATAAATGCTATAAATACAATTTTAGATTATCAAAAAAAATATGACGATCAACTACCAGAATATTCTAAAGGTTATTTTGAATTCAAAGATGTTAACAACTTCTTGTTAAACAGGTTAGAAAATGACATTGGGTTTTCAAGGGACTTTGTTTATCATTCATTTACACATTTATTGAATATAATAAAACCAGATTATAATAAAATAATTAATGAGGTATTGTCAGAGTGTTTTTCTGTAATCGTTAGTACAAAAGCTGTAATTCATAGCATTGAAAGAGAATATGAGCCAAAGAAATACAGTGAAGCTAGTAATGTCAAAAGAACAAGGTTAATAAACAAATTAACAAAGTCAGGTTATAGTTTATCTGATCTTTATAATGAGGAATTCATTGAATTAATAGATAATAAATCAAAATATTACAAAACAAAGGAAAGGCAGAAGGTTTGGGAAACTAGTATTGATTTATTGGAGGAGTCATTGAAAAAAGGAAAAGGAATTTTCTATGTAGAGGATGCTGTTAAATATTTTTTGGATGAACAAAGAGGTAAAGTTATTGCCGATATATGTATCAAATCCCAATATGGTAGTAAAAGGGAATTTTATGTTATAAATTTAGGTGCAAAAGCAATGGGTAGAATGATAGAAACTTTTTTCAAAAAATTATGTTTATTATGTGAAACGGAATGTATATCGGTACCAGGTGATAAAAAAATGGATACGATACAAAAATCATTAAACAGGGCAACTGAATATGCAAAAGAAAACTCAATGCGGCTTCGATATGTTAATGGGGATTGTACAAAATGGTCGGCTGCTGAATCAATGGGTACGTTTGTTACCATGTGTGATGCTTTAAAACAAAATGACAATAAAAGTAGAATGTTCTTCGATTTATTAAAAATAGGTTTTCTTAGGTGGGCAGACAAAGATATAACTATTCCAAGAGAGGTATTATATTGTTTTAAAGGTAAGAACACAAAAGATTATTTAAAAGATAACCAGACTCATATTCATAGTACACAAAATTTCCTTCAAGGTATGTTTAATTATGCTTCTTCCTTAAAAGCTTCCGCATGTAATTATTATACAAATCATCTATGGAGCTTATTATCGCCACATCCTAGAAAAGATGATTTTAAGTGTTGGCACATGGAACATTCGGATGATTATGCTCAAATCATTGTATATAATAATGAAGTTGAATTCGAAAATTATAGATCTTTCTTTAAAATGTGTATGAAATTGTCCGGGTATAATGATAGTGATAGAAAAACAAATTGTCAATCTGTTTTTTTGGAATTCGTTTCTTTAATCTCGTTTAATGGTCAAATGATTTATCCGAAAATAAAGAAAACAAAAGAAATTAACCTGTCATTACCTTGCACTGGATATAAAACGGATATTGAAGCTGGTTTAGCAAGGCAAGGTGAATGTATGAGGATGGGTTGTTCCAATTCTTTTTGTTATTTTTTCCAAAGACTACATAATTACTGCATAAGAGATGCATACTCCTTGTTATCTGGTCAAAAAAATGACTTAGGTTTGGACGAATACAAAGTTCCAATTGAATGGTTTGGAACCCCGGATCAATACCCTTTATTAACAATGTTGTGTAAAGGAAATGTTAATAATTATAGATTATATCAATATGGTGGTGATGGAGCTAAAAAAATGATTGTTACATCGTTTGTGTTGGCACAAAATACAAAGGACACAGATTTGGTTGCGCATTCTATAGATGATTATACAAATAGATTATATCACCCAAGATATAGTTATATGATAAATTCAAACATCCTTAGAACATTTAAACATAAATTTAAATTAAATGATCAAATAGCTATGAAATATTGGGAGGAGAAACCAGCATATAAAATATTAAAACCAAATGACCCGGAAGAACTTGTTAAATGGTTGAAAATAATGTTTACAAATAGATCTTTCATCGAAGCATATGTTAGCTTAAGTAGAACACAAATGACCTTACGTTTATCTGGTTACGTTAAGGGTAAAAAATTATTGAAAGCTTTAGTTGATCAGATATGGGGTGATAATGAAAAACCAACAAAAAAAGAATTAAAAAAATACAAAGAAGAACATATGATGACTATAAAAGAAAGTTTCATATACATGTATAAAAACATGGTTAATGACCATAAAGTTGTGGATGAAAAATATCTTAAAAAAATAATAATGAAATCTGACCCCACGTGTTTTTCGTTATATAATATGTTTGATAATAATGAATTTATAACAATCAGTAAACAACCAAGACCACAAGTGGGTTCCACTTTGCCATATAAACCAACTTTCTATCATGTGGAGAATGACCCAGGTATTGTTTTACAATATATGTTAAATATAAATGACTTTAAAAAGGATAGGAGAAGTGTTAAAAGTGAATTATCACTACAAAGAGACATAAACACTATTTTATCAATATATGGAGATAAAATAGAATCTTATAAAAAGGAAATACAGGTGATATACAATGACCTGGCTCTAACAAAAAATAAAAAAACTCTTTACGTTGGATATTCTTATGGACAAAAAAACGTTTATGACACCTTGAGGGAGATATTAATGTACAATTTTTGTTATGACACAGGTATTGTAATGAGTGATAATACACAGCAAGTTACAATGCAACCAAATACAGGTAACCTATTCTATTATCATCAAAGGAAGAATGTAACAGAAACAAATCTTGCTTGTTTATGTACACTAACATTACAATACGTTTATTTTAGAAATATCCTAGGGTTGAGTTTACAAGTCACAAGGGAGCAGTTAAATAATTTTATTTACGAAGTAACGACAATTGATAAAAAATATACAAAGATGATGGACTATCATGAATTATTGTGTCAATTCAACGAGACAACATTACGTGAAGATAATGAAACAAATTATTTAAAAATGGCAGCTTATTTGCAGTTTGATTTATTAGGTGACCCAGGATTATTAATAAAAATAGCATCAAAATTGTATACATATACCTATAATTATACAAAAATGGCAAGAAAATACGATAATAAATATGAAGGTGAAACAAATTGTTTGATAAAATTTGCAAATTTTTATTTTGAAATGAAACAACAAAACGAAGAAAACCCTCTTATGTATACAGATTGTACAAAAACAAACATTGTAAAACTTGCTTATCTAGTTTCACTAAAACTTGGTCATATAATTAATTTTGATACAGTCCTAGAAGCTCATCTAAAATATAATCTAGATAATTATCTGGTAAAAACAGTACTAATAAATGTAAATAAAGATAGGTATCTTTGTAATGTTCATGGAAAATATAGGTGGGTCAACAAAGAAGTTATAACATATCCATACTTACCTATTGTCTTCAAAAATAATATAAAGAAAACACAACTACATAGTACGAACAAAGTAGGAGAATTAAATCCTATAATTGATATTGAAACTTTAACGGTTAGAATAAATAACAATAAACTCTTTAAGTTACCATTCTGGATATGTGAACAAAATGTTGCGTTGAAATGCCATAATTCAGACAAAACAATAGAAGGTATTCCTACTTCAGTGTGGTTGAAAAATAAATTATTTGAAAAAATTGTTAACAATAAAAGTTTAACTAAATACGATATCAAAGATTTTAAAATGGACAATTCGACTGAATTATTTCTTTTGGATAAGTTAAATAGCAAGGATATTCATGCTAGGTTATCCAGATGGGGTTTTCAAGAATCATCAAATGAAATAAAAAAATTATCAAAAGATATAGTTCTGACAAATAATTTAATTTTTGTAAATGAAGATGACACTAGCCTAGTGGAAAGTGATATTTATACCTACTTACAACCTGAAAAAATTGACTTAAGTTTAATTAAAATGAGTTCTGTTAATGACATAAAAAAGGACATAAAGCCTGATTATGATTTGATTGGTAAATTAAAAATTCCTGAAAAATACTTGTTCAAACCAAAAAATCCAATTAAAAAAGAACTAAAACTAATAAACATTAAATCATGCTCTGTGGAGGACGAAGATTTTTTTAACGTCAGGGATTACGAATTCTTTGATGGATTAGAGGAAAAATGGGTTGAAGGTCTTGGTTTATGGGCGAATTTATTCTTGAATGAAAAAGATATCCAAAATGACCCAGATCAGGATGTTTATTATAAAAAAAAGCTTATGATCCGAAAGAGAAATTATAAATATGAATACATAAATAGATATATTATAAAAGGAACGCCTACTAATTATTTACCAGAAACAGAAGAACTATTTATAACAAAAGGGAAGGAAAATAATAACCCTGTTGTATTGGACGATACAATTAAGACAAACGAAATGTCTAATTTACTAAGTAAATTAAATTTTAATTTCAAAATGCCAACGTTTGAAGATATTGATGAAGAAAATTTTATAGAATACGAAAATGATGATAATGAAAAAACACAAGAAGAATCTAATGATCATATAGAGATAATTACACCAATAGTTGATGATGAAGAAAAAAGTAAGAAAATGATGATGTTAATGGGGTTTGGATTCAATCAACCAACACAAGGTAATAATAATAATAATCAAGAAAACAAAAATAAAGAAATTTTTGTGGGAAACAAAAAAAA